CTGATGAAGAATATTATACTCATCTATTAGCGATAAACGAAGAACTTAAGATGTTAAGAAGGAGGGCCAATGGTTTTTTAAATCTAAATAGATCCCACCTGAGCGGTTAGCCGCTCTTTTTTGTTTGCAAACATTTTGCTAACGTAGCAAACAAAAAATGATGTGAAAAGGTGAAAAAGGATAACAATATTAATACTGAAAAACGTTGATTTTTCAGCATTTTTACGGAATGGGTATAAATGACTGATAGAGGGTAAAAATACTTTTATGGGTTTCCTAAACCGGGTGTCGGGGGTTCAAATCCCTCCGGGTGTACCAGCAAAGGCCGGAAAATCAAGCTTTCCGGCCTTTGATATTTTGACTGCGGTTTTAGAAATGGTGCCTTTGCAAACATTTTGCAAACATAAAATCTACTTTGCAAACAACTCCTCTATTTTGGACACAGCTTCTTTTTGAATATTGGGCAGGACATGGCTGTAAGTATCAAGGGTAACGGAAATTTGGCTGTGGCCAAGACGTTCGCTTACTATTTTTGGGTTTACACCTTGCTGCAAAAGCATTGTAGCATGGGTATGTCTGAGATCGTGGAAACGTATTTTGGGGTAACCCAGCTTCTTGACCAGTTCCGTAAATTTTTCACCCAGGTAATGGGGGTCATACGGCCTTCCGTCATTCCATGCACACACAAAGCCTTGGTCATTGTAGGCAGGTCCCATCATTAGCTTGATTTCGTTTTGCTTTCTTCTGTGTTCCTTTAAAGCATGGATAGTGTAATCCATTAAAGCTATTGTACGTTTTGATTTGGCTGTTTTGGGTTCTTTTAGTGTAAGTGCGCCGTTTATGCGCTGTAGGGCATATTTGACCATCAAAAATCCCCGTGAGAGGTCCACGTTCTCCCATTTTAAGCCGCATATCTCACCTGCCCTCATGCCGGTTTGCAGTGCTAACAATACCGGCATATAAATTGGAGTATCGGCAATATCATTCAAGAATCTCTTGGCTATTTCGACGTCCCATACTCGCATTTCTACTTTATCGGGGCGGGGTGATGTAACGGCGTCGGTGGGGTTTGATATTATAATCTGCCAATTTACGGCATGTTTTAATGCCAGGTGCAGCATACGGTGTATTTTTAAGACGGTGCTTTTACTTAAGTTTTTCTCCAGCAGGGATGAGTAAAAGCTTTGAATATGGGCTGGCTTTAGCTTCGGCATCATGATGCCGCCTATATGAGTTTTTATATGGGCGGCAAATTCGGTATAACGCCTATAAGTGCTCGGTGCTACATTGTTTTTGGCGTAAGTATCCAGCCAGTAATTGAGGTATTCGGCTACAGTCATGTTTTTGGGTTCAAAGTATTCGTCCTTCTCTATTTTTGCGATTATATCAGCCAGTGCCTTTTCGGCTTCCTTTTTTGTTTTGTAGCCGCTATACCATTTTTGTTTGCGTTTGCCGTTTTCATCACGGCCGATGTCGACAACAATGCTGTAAGTAGAGCCTCTTTTGCGTATGTGGCCACGCATAGGTTATTCCTCCTTAGAACTATTTTTTGTTTGCTTTTTGTATAGTCTGTTTAATCTTCCTTGAAACCCACCTTTTGTCCCATCATGGAGTCCATATTCAATGGCTTTTTTGCAGATTTCTATGGCCTCATCTATTTTGCCTTGTTTTTCGTAGATAATTGCCAATCTTTCAAAGGATGGTATCCGCAAATTAAAAGTATAACCAGCTGCTTTTTCTTCTTTTGTTACTTCGCACTTGTGTTACTTCGCACTTGATCCATGCGTCTTTAAATTTGGGGAATAATTCAATATCCTTTTTGCAGTATTCTATACATTTTTCTAGGTATTCAGGTCCTTTGTCACGTTGTTTGTAATAAAGTTCAATATAGTGATTGTAGGTGAAATGTTTATCTATAATCTCCCTGTATTTAGCGTTACTACTATTACTTGTATTCAAGCCTTTATCATTACTACAAGCCAATTTTTCTTTTTCAAATCCAGTTCTTTTTTCGGCTTCCTTTAACAGTTTTTCTGCAAGTTCATATTTTTTAGCGGATTTTGCCCATACTGCATATGCATTAAGGAAATTACTAGGTGTTTGAGTCGTGTAAATAATTTTTGTGTTGCTACCGTCTAAATCTTCAGGTTTCTTATTATCTCCAATAGACATGCTCTTCGAATAACACTCTCGGATAAACTGTCGTTCATCCTCGTTTAAGGAGTCCCAAAAATCGGATAAACCTAACGCTTCAATCAAGCCGCCATACTTGCGTTTTTCTTTTTTAAAGATGTTAATAAGCTTAAACATATGTATGCCTCCTTTCTATTTAATGTTAAGCTTATATTCTACTAACTCTTCGTTAACTTTTAGCATGCAAGCAATATGACTTATTGGCTCATTACGTATCTCTTTAATGTCATAATCATCAATTAAGAGTTCTGCTGCAAACTTGTTGGCCTCACATTCATATGGCCCAATAGGGAATAATGTATATTCTCTGATAAAATATATCTGCTCTGACGAATGCAGAATGGCATGTCCAAGTTCATCAAGGGTGCTGTTCACTACTACAAATTTGTTTCTTATGGTCTTTATGTAATACCCCTTTGTGTGGGGCGAGTATTCCTTATGTACGACATGTATGTTAAGGTATCTGGCTAATTTGAGCGGGTCTCTTGTCTCATATTTTTGAACGAGGTGCTTTACACGGGCGTGAATATTCTTTTTCACTCCGGAAGCACCTCCTTATTGGTCGGTTTTTGCCTTTTTTCTGCCGTATTTCTTCTTGTTCATCTCCTTTGCCTTCCAGAAGAGCTCAGATATATCTCGAAAAAGCTTTTCTTTGTCTTCTTCGGCGACTTCATCGTTCATAAAGAAGATACCGGCCTGCTTAATGAAGTCCTCGTATTGTGTTAGGTCTCGCTTTGTAACCTTGTGCTTTTTGGTGTATTCTTCAGGGATGTAGGCGTTGGGGATGTCTGTTTTTCCAAGAAGATAATCAACAGATACATCCAAAACATCAGCTATAGCCTTAAGTGTTTCAGGGTCAGGGCTTCTTACGCCTTTTTCATATCTATTAACAGTTGCATCTGTCGTATTAAGCATTTCTGCTAATTGTTTCTGAGTTAAACCTTTTGCCAATCGTGCCTCTTTGATTCTTTCTCCCAATAACATTATTATCCCCTCCTTTGTATTTACCAGCATGGTAATTAAATTATACCATATCGGAAGAATTTTAAAAACAAAACTACCGAATCGGAAAAATTATTGTTGACAATACCGAAATGGTAGGTTATAATATGATTGAACCTACCAAATAGGCAATTAGCTACCAAAATGGAAGGGAGGATAAGCATGAAAGTCAACTTGGCAAAAATCAGAGAATTAAGAAAGGCGAGAAAAATAAGCCAAGAAGAGATTGCCCGTAAAATAGGATACAAAAGTGGCACGGGATACCACTATATAGAAACCGGGAAAAGAGGCATAAAAGCCGAAACTCTCGCTAAGATAGCAGAAGTTTTGAATGTATCTGTTGAAGAGTTATACAGTGATGAAGAACGCCAAACCGAGACTGCATAAGGAAGGGGGTGAGCAGGGGATGACACAGTATAAGAAAAAAAACGACATTCAGATTTGCCCTGAATGTCAGAAAGAAAACAAAATTAATTACAATTTCTGCATATATTGCGGGAAGTAACCGGCTTTAAAGTATTCAGTTTCACTTCCGCACTGGTCACAGTAGCAATAAGACGGATCTAGCGGAACAGGTTCATCACCGTTGTTCATTACACAGTTGGGATTTGAGCAATAATTAGCATTAAGTGCAGTTCCGCAATTGTGACAGTAAACAGCATTTTCTTCGTGGTCAGGGCAACCACATTTAACACATATCATCTTACCACCCCCTTCAAGCACATTTTACCATAACGTGGGGGTGAGAGCAAACCGAGACTGCGTAAGCACAAACGCAATTGCACCTTGACAGCTGAATAGAGAGCCTGTGAGTACCGCTGAATAGGCGACGACCCGGTAATACCGGCGAGCCCGAAGAGCGAGAAAGCAGGGATAAAACCAAAAGGGAAGGAGGTGAAAAGATGAAATATGAAGATTTGCCTGATGTGCTAACTATACCGGAAATGGCCAAATTCCTGCAAATAGGCATCACCAAAGCATACGAGATGAGCCACTGGAGGGGATTCCCGGCAGTACGAATAGGGCGAGCAATCCGGGTACCCAAGAAAGCATTGCTGGAGTGGCTTGAACAACAGAGCAAACACAAGGTGTAATGAGGGGCAATAAGGGGGAGCGAGAATGTTGTACAAAGTTGTTTCGCACATGCTTGAGCAGGAGGCTGTTGTGGAAGCACAAAACTCAACGCAGGCTAAGAGAAAGGCTTGTAGGTTGTGGGGCGTTAGTCCCAGCGACGAATGGCATGGCATATCCACGATGCAGGCCAGAAAGTTAACAGAGAAAGAAAGACAAGAAGAGTTGAGAAAGTGGGGGATTGAGGATGCGAGTATTTAAGTGTGGCTGCTGTGGCTATAAAGCACCGGAATATATGTTTGCATACGGACGAGGGCGGGAGTACGGTGAGCATCCGGAACACCGCTACTGCCCTCAGTGTCATCAATCAATTGATTGGTACGGATACGGGATATTTTGGGTAAGTGAACAGGCATCTTAAGGGGATGAAATACAAATGAGAAAATGGATCGGGAAATATGGAATGTATATCGTAGCAATTGCTGCTGGTGCGGTACTGACACCGGCAGCAATCCGAACAGCAACACTACAAAGAGGGTATAAGGCGATAGGTGGGGAGTATTTGATTATACCTCTTGCAATATTGATAGTGTTCTTTGTGCAGGAAGTAAAACAAACAATAATGGAATTGAGGGGAGGAATAAAGCGTGAATAACGCATTGCAAATGCTTGAGATAGAAGAAGTTTACAACATGCCTGAGGAAAAGAGGGAGCGGTTTAAAGTAACAGATAAGGATAGTGCAAATTGGTGCCTGAGAAAGATCAAGGCTCTAAAACAGGAGATAGAGGAGAACAAAAGGATAGCTGATGCGGAAATACAACGGATACAGAGCTGGTTAAAAGAAGTAACTGAACCGCTGGAGAGGTCAATACAGTTCTTTGAAAGTTTACTGATTGAGTACCATATGAACATATATGCCGATGACCCAAGCAAAAAGACTATCAAACTACCATATGGCACATTGAAGGCTAGGGCTCAGCAACCGGAATTTTTCAGGGACGATGACAAGCTGGTTAACTGGCTTAAACAAAATGGTATGACAGAATTTGTAAAGGTCGTAGAAAAACCTGAATGGAACGAGCTCAAGAAAAAAGTAAAAGTGATAGGTAATAGTGTAGTGTACGAAGAAACAGGCAAAGTCATAGATGGTATAACTGTTCAGGAAAGACCGCCTAAATTCACAGTGGAGGTGGAATAGATGACAAATGGGAATACATGGCTAATAAAGTACGAGACCGATAAAGGTGAGGTCAGACTTTCACCAGAAATCGTGAAACAGTATCTTGTATCGGGAGATTCAAGCAAGGTCACAGACCAGGAAATAATGATGTTCTTGAATTTATGCAGATACCAAAAGTTAAATCCTTTCTTAAGGGAAGCATATCTTATTAAATTTGGAAGCGAGCCAGCGACAATCGTTGTGGGGAAAGACACGTATACAAAAAGAGCTGCCAAATCGCCGCTTTGCAATGGCTGGGAAGCTGGTGTGGTAGTACAAAAACAAAACGGTGAAATTGAATACAGAAAGGGCACACTTGTAATTCCTGGGGAGGTCCTTATTGGAGGATGGGCTAAAGTCTATCGAAAAGATTGGGAGATTCCACTCGAAAACACGGTCAGCTTAAGCGAATACAAACGGTACACAAAAGATGGGAAACCAATGAGTAATTGGGCACGGATGGAGGCAACAATGATTAAAAAGGTCGCTCTAGTACAGGCACTTCGTGAAGCGCTTCCGGAGGAATTCCAAGGTTTATATTCACCTGAAGAGATGCCGGTGGATGATACAATTCTCGACCAAAAGCCTATCGAAGCAGAATACACAGTCGAAAATGAGACACCAGTACAAGAAAAAGCTAGTGAACGGCAAATCGGGCTAATCCACCAGTTAAAAAATGAACTTGAAATAGATGATGAAAGCTATAGAAAGGCTTTAAAAGCTTACTATAACAAAGAGTCGTCCAAGGACCTTTCTAAATCAGAAGCATCGGATTTGATTAAAAGGCTGATGGATAAGCGAGACAGAAAAAATAATGCAGAAAGAAAAAACGAAACAGATCTTGAGAGCAAAGATGAGCATAACGACAGTACAGAAGATGTACAACTTCCATGGGAGAATGAGGTATAGAGTGGATGCATCCGCTCTATACCTCAAAATAAGCGGAGGTAATGAATAATGGCCAGAGCCAGAAATATAAAACCAGGATTCTTTTTGAATGATAAATTAGCAGAATGTGACCCACTTGCAAGACTGCTTTTTGCTGGCCTTTGGTGTATAGCTGATAGAGAAGGCAGACTTGAAGATAGGCCTAAAAGAATTAAGGCAGAAGTATTGCCTTATGATGATTGTGATCCAGATGATCTATTGAACCAGTTAGCTCAGAGAGGTTTTATTATTCGTTACGAAGTTGATGGTAATCGATATATACAGATAACAAACTTTAAAAAACATCAAAACCCTCATGTTAAAGAAGCGCCTAGTATCATACCTCCACCACCTGAACAAGAACTAGCACCAGAAAAGCACTGTACTAGTACTGTGCAAACACCAGAAAAGCATGATAAAGATCCTGCTGATTCCCTTAAACTGATTCCTGATTCCCTTAAACCTCATACTGATTCCCTTAAACGGATTCCTAACACATATGTCGCAGCTGACGCTGCTGCGTGTGCATCCATCCCGGCTGAGAAACCTTCTGACACCGAGGAAGAAGGTGGAGCGCAGTCTTCAGTGAAGACTGGCAAAGATGGATACACACCTGAATTTGAGGAGTTTTGGGACCATTACCCACGTAAGGTGGAGAAGAAACGTGCTTTCAGGGCGTGGAAAGCACGCTTAAGAGAAGGTGTTAAGCCTGAGACATTAATTCAAGCATGCAAAAACTATGCGGTGTATTGTACCCGACAAGGTATAGAACAGCGATATATTAAGCATGCCAGCACTTTTCTAGGGCCGGATAAGCCTTATGAGGAATACATCAATGGGATACCCGCTGACATCAAAGCCAGAGCGGAGCCGAAAAGCTGGGATGTCTTGCGGCAACTTTATCGAGAGTATGAGGAACAGGAGCGAGGTGACGAGCCTTGACTGAAAAGGATGTTATCAAGTTATTTGCCATATTAACTGCTGCTTATCCGAAATTTGACACTTTGGGAGATCTGGAGAAAGCGAAGCCTGTGGTAATGCTGTGGGCTGAAATGCTAGCTGATATTCCATACGAAGCGGCAGAAGCGGCGGTAAAGAAATTTATACTCGAAAGCCCATATCCACCAACAATAGCCGATATACGCAGACAGGTTGCAGAAATAATGCAGGATCCAGACGACAACATAGACGCAGCAACGGCATGGGGTGAAGTTGTACGGGCATTGAACCACTATGGTTACTACAGGCCGGAAGAAGCGTTTGCAAATATGTCACCAAGAACGGCAAAGATAGTGCGTTTGATGGGCTGGCAAAATATATGCATGTCTGAAGATCCGGCAGTAATACGTGGCCAATTCATCAAAATGTACGAGATATACACACAGAGAGAAAAGCAGGAAGCGCTGCTGCCGCCAAATTTGAAGCAGACTATACGGCAGATAGCGGAAGGTAGGAAGTTAGAACTTATAGAAGGCGGCAAGAAGGCATTGAAAGGGTGAGAGTATGGGGGATGTGTTGGAGATAAAGCCCTATGATGAGGTGGAATGCGTTGTATGCAAACACGTAGTTAGATTTTACGAGGATGAATACAAAAAGCCCTGCAATTATTGTGGAACATGGATTTTTGATAAAGTGAGATATCGCCAAAGCGGTAATAATGCTCAAAAACAGGAAGAGGAAGAAGAAAAGCAAAAATGCTGGCTGTGCTTTAATAAAGGGATTGTGGAATATCAGGTACAGCACGATATGGGGGTATACACATATATCGCAAGGTGCACGTGTCCTGAAGGGTTAAAACTGCCCAATACTATACCGTTGTTATCAGAATGTCAATTAGCGCCAAAGCCAGAATTTATAGAGCTGCGGAATAGGGAGCTTTTGGGTATGGTATGGAGCGATGATAAACAAAGGGGGTGAGAGAAATGCTCAAGAAAGTCTGTCTAAATTGTGGAAAACCTTCCTACAGTGCAAGTGAATTTGGATTATGGCTTTGTCCGTACTGTGAAACGAGCTTGCGGCATATTCCTGCAGAGCCGGCAGGAGCGGAGGGAAATGACGACATTGCAGAGTGCTTTTGGTGCAGGGATAGAGTAGCAAAATTCCCAGGGGGGCGGTATGTATGCCAGGGCTGCGGATGGGAGTACAGGAAGTGAAAAAGGCTGGTGGTTATAAGATAAAGAGAGAGATAATAGAGGATTTTGCTGAAATTTTAAGACGGGCCAGATTGATTTACTCATATGTGGAGGTTCAGAACGGCTTAAGTTATAGGTGTTGGCTTTTAAAGCATGCTTTAGGAATCATAGATATTGCGAAGAAATATGTTGAGGGAGGTATGAATAATGAAATATAAACCTTATGACAAGCTTTTAATTGGGATTATCCGTGAAATATGCTATGAGGCCGCTATGAATGGGCTTGTAATGCCATCGAAAGCAATCCGGTTTTTAGAGAGAGTAGTTGGAGGCGTTGAAGGAAGTAACATCGATAAACAGGTTAGGAAAAATGTTGCTGCGTTTATATTTAGTGGCTGGGTAGAAGAAGATGGAGTTAGATTTGAAAAAATAGATGATTACTATGATGAGATCCCTTGTAGTTTGAAAGCTTATATTGAATGTGACGATTATTATCGTGATGATGAGGGGGTATGGAATACTGTTGTGGAAAAGATTATGGAAGTTTTTGTTTCAAATGAAAAAGAAGAAAAAAATTATTTAAACCTTTTGTATTGGGGAAATGATGAGCATCTAGCAGTCTCATTGGCGAGAGAAATGTTCAAATGATATAGGGAGAGTTAAAAATGGGCAGAAAGAGCATCAGAAAAGGGAAAAGCGGTGTACTTAAATCCAGCAAATATGCCGGTGACGTAATGTTGGCAAATGGGAAACGGATTGAGGTTAAAAGGCGAAAAACAGGCTTAAAAACAATCCAAAAATGGCTCAACCAGGATAAACATACAAATTATATCTTTTTTAGGGAGGACGGGGATCGAGAGAACTGGATTGTCATAATGCGTTTTTCAGAGTTCGTGGAGCTTATTCAGATGGGAAGGGGAGAGGATGGTTACAATCCGGGCGGATAGGGAGGGAACGAATATTGGGCAGTTTAAACAGGAAAATCTACAGAGCAATTGAAAAGGTCTTGTATCATTATTTTGAAATAAAACGCAAGTTGGCGGAGAAAGAAGAAGAGATAATCAATGCTCGGGGAAGTGAGCTAAAAGTTAATGTGCACAGCAATGGCTATTATTCAGACCCCACTGCTATAGCCGCTGTTAAGCTGTGCGATGAGAAGCTTGAGACAATGCGTAAATGGATTCAGATCATAGATATCACAAGGGATAGATACAAAAATACAGATAAAGGCAGATTGCTTGAAATGCGATATTTTGAAGAATTAGCGCCAGATGACATATGCGAAAGACTTTATATTGAGCGTAGGACTTTTTATTACTGGAAGGATGAAATTGTGATATATATTTCAAATCTAGCTGCAAAATATGGGTTATATGACCCTATTACAAGTACTATTGTGATGCCGGATATATTTTGACCAAAAAGTGCAGCACAATTTTGGTTTGTATTTATGTTACAATGGTAGTGTAGAATTGTATGCTTTCCTCCGCAACTCGGTTTCCTCCGCCGGGCTGTTGTCGAAAGATGACGAA